GAGCGCATTAGAAGTGTCCAAAGTGCCTTGCTCTGCGTCATCAAGAATGAACTGATAAATCAAGGTCTTCAAACTGCCTAAGCCAATTGTGCAAGTGTGTTGCCCTGTTGTTATCTCATGACCTACTCGCTCTACTTGGTAATAAAGTTCTACCGTTAATGGCGACCCTGTTGCGAAGGTACGAATAATCTTTATGTTGTCGCCAATGTCTAGCGTTGCCATAACTGTTTGATTAGCAAGTGTTAAGCCGTTGAATATGAACTGCATGTCATCAAAGCGATATGCAGGGTCTTTATATTTAGTGAGCAGTTCAATGGCTAATGCTTCTGCGTCACTGTTGTTCTCTAGCAATAAGTTTGTTAGTGAATAAGTTTGTATGCCGTAACTGTCTTGGCTTGCAATATCGTCTTCAACATATTCAATACCGCCTTCCTTGCTCGTAACAATGCGGTTGTAAAGGAAAGTTTGGTCGGTGATTGTGCTGATACCTGTGTACGGAATAGTGGCAACACCTTCTGCGCTGTCAGTGAAAGTTGCGGCTATGTCGTAACTCCACACCGTTCCTACTGGGTCTGTGTACACAATGTCGCCTGCACGGCTCATGAATAACAGTGCTTGGTCGGCGAGTGCTACTGATTGCAGGTATGACAACACATTTGTTCCTGCGTCTATTTGCAATGCTTGTAAATCTTTACCACCTGTTTCTATTACACGCTGGTCAACGGGGTACAGCACTTCGGGCAAATCAAGAATGGTTGTAACTCTGTTGCCACTTATTTGCACGGGTGGAGTAAACGCTGTTGCAATTGTCATTCCTGCTAGTCGCGTGAAGTCGTCCGACGCTTCAATTGTGCAAGTACTAAATTGAGTGTCATAACTAATGTTGATTGCTGTGATTGCGCCTTGGAACAAGTGCTCGCCGTTACTGGTTATTTCAACAAAGCGGCGAGGCTGTACGCCACTTGTGTTTGTTGCAGTGTCCCAATATGGCGAGTCTTCGTTGATTGGGTCAAAGCGTCTGTCGTTGTTATTAAGAACGATTGTGGCGACGCCTGCTTGTGTTTCGTTCTGATTTGCACTGCGTCCACGAGCAATACTTACCGACTGTGCAAACTCTGTTACTGGTTGCGCTACAAGTGCGCCATCAAGAACGGCACTATCAAGCACACCAAGAACAGGGTCGTCCAAAGTAAATACATTGACAGGGAAACCAAGACTCATGCCAACAACAATTTCTTCTGCCCACGGCATTGTCACTGTCATAGTTAGCCCCTAACTGCAATTGGAATTGCGCCGTTGCGTCGCTGGTATTTAACCAGTGCGTCAACAACAGCGTTGCCTATTGCGCCACTGTCAGCACCCATGCCTGCATTAACTGTGATGTTGATAGTGGTTTCGCCGCTTGCACTTCCCATTCGCGATAATGGCACAACCGCTTCGGGACCTGCTTCGCCAATCAAACGCAAAGTAGGTCGCATTGCAATACCGCCGTCTGCCAACCCGTTGCGTTCCATGCGTGCGGCTAGAGCCGCCGCAGACATGCCTGCCGTCGTTCCTGTTGCGCCAGTTGCGTTCGCTGTGGCAACACCAGCCACAACTGCATTTGCGGCCGCTAGAACGCCTGCAACAGCCGTATCAACTTTCGTAATTGCGGCAGGTGTCAGTCCCTTAACTTTCTTTGCTTCGTTCAACTTCTGTTGCGCAATGCGTACTTCGTCAATTGCTTTCGCTTCTTCTAGTTGTGCCTTAGCAACATCTCTTATTGCGGCGGCTTCGTCGTACAGTGCTTTCTCATGGTCACGAATTGCTTTAGACACTTCCAACTTCGCTGTCTCAATTGCTTGCAATGCTTCTTCTTCTTCTAGCAATGCGTCGCTAATTGCAGTCGTTGCTTCTGCTTCGGCAAGGCGTGCGCTTGTTACTGCGTCAATTGCGTCTTTCTCTGTTGCCTTTGCTTCGTTGAGATTGTCTAGTAACTCTTTATAGATTTCGCTATCAGTAGTTACGCCATTAACCATTTGGTTGTAGTGGTCTAAGTTGGCTGTCACTTCTTCTTGTGTGAGTGCTTGCGTGCGTTGCGCTTCAATCAAATCAAGTTTCGCTGTCGCAACATCTATTTCGGCTTCTCGAATATCGCGTTGCGAACTGCCACTGTTTGCACGAATAGCGGCAAGTTCTTTCTCTGCGTCAATTAGTTTCCATTGTGCCTGCTCCAAGTCGTAGCCACTTGTTTCAAGTTTTAACGGCTTCGTCTAATGCTTTCTGTGCTTCGGTTACTTTGCTTGTTGCGCCAGCCAATTTCTCTTGCGCTCGTTGTGTTTCAAGCACAGCGTCAGCGGCGTCGCTCATTGCTTTGCGTACTGCGTCTTGCGCTTTCTTATGGTCACGAGTTCTGTTGATTACTTCTTGTTCTGCCTTTGCGATACCACGAAACGCATCTTCAACACTCGCTGTTGCGTCTTTGACTTTCTCCTGTGCGTCACTAATTGACTGTGTTGATTCAGCCAACTTAACTTGTGCGTCATTAACGCCAAGTACTGCCTCTCTGTAATCCTTCATCATTTCTTTGAGTGTCTTAACGGCTTTGCCAACACCACCACCACCACCACCAGCGAATGGGTCTTTAACCACTGGTGCTTTACCTTCTAATCTGCGTTCTTCGTTCTTAACCGCTTGCAACGCTTCAGCGACATTAAGCACCTTGCCAGTTGCTTTATCTGCACCAATTTCAATTGCCGAGAACGCCATGTAACTGAGTTCGGGTATTTCTTCAAACTCGCCACCAAACATATTTGCGGCTTTGATAAGAAGGTTCAAACCTTTAACAGCAAGATTGGCGAAGCCAACGAATGTGTTGTACACGGCGGCGATTGCATTCAGCACAACAAACTTCAACACATCACCAATTGCGTTAAGCACTTTGCGCACAGACTCAAACTTGATATACAACGCAACTAAACCAATAACAACAAGAGCAATTGCGGCGGCAACTAATCCAATACCTGCGGCGTTCCATGCAACACCAAAGGCGGCTGTTGCAACTGTGGCAATTCCTTGTGCTATTGAATAAGCCAGCATTGCGCCTTTCAACATAAGGAAAGCGGTAACAATGCCCATAATGATGTTGCCTGTCTTGCCCATGTTTGTTGTCATGTTCAAGAAGTCGCCACCAACTGTCTTGATAACACCACCAATACCTTTGTCACCCATTACGCCAACAAGTTTGTCCATGTATGGAACAACATTGTTGATAATGAAATTGGCAAACCGTTCAATGAATGGAATAAGCAATGTGCCTAAATCTTCTGCAACATTGCCCAACGCAACTTTCATTCGGTCAAAGCCTGTTGCACCTGCGGCGGCTGTGCCACCTACTTGCGACTCAACTTCTTCAAGAATAAGTTTCTGTGCCTCTAAAGATTGACCCGACTTAACAAGCGACGCAATTTGTTCTTTCTGTTGTTCAGTAAAGTTGATGCGTGCTTTGCGTAGTGCTGTGATACCAGCAACAGGGTCGCTTAATGCTTTGCCTAATTGTTTCGCGGCACCGTTTGCATCTCCAAACACATTCGCTAAATCTTGTGCGCTAGTAACTGCACGGTTAAAGATGTCGTTGCCTTCACCTGCTTGGTTGGATACTTGTTTGAATGTAAGCAACAGGTTCGCAGACGATTGGATTAGTTCGTCGTCTACGCCAATTTGCATAGACAATTTCTGTGTTAGTGCTTCTACTTGTTGTGCAGTTACATTCGCCGCACCACCCGTTGCAGTGATAATGGCGGTTGTTTGCGCCATAACTTTCTGCGACTCGTAGGCGGCACTTGCCAACTTGTAACCAATAGCGCCAGCAACAACAGCAACACCTGCCGCCGCCTTTGCCAAACCTTTAACAGCACTGGTCGCACTCTTGTCCAATGTGCCTAGTGCGAATGCGCTCTTTGCACCTGCGCCATCTAGTTTCTTAAATTCTTTGATTGCTTTGCTAATGCCTTTGCCATCAAACGACGAAACGATATTTACGCCAACTGCCACTAGAAGTTCCTTCTTCCTCTTGCGCCCAACTGTCCTTGCAGTCGCTTTGTTGTTTGTTTCTCTAAGTCACGCACAACAACAGCAACAATGTCTTGAATAATTGGCTGGTTCTTCTTTGAGTACGGGAATAGAATGCGTGAACGAAACCTACCGCCACGACTCTTGACGCGACTGTGCTTGTCTAAGTTCT